CTCTGCACCGTGTTCTAAACCTACAACAAAATAGTTTCCGTTATAATCTTCAATAGCTACGTGAGGCCTTGCGTGTGCTATTAATTTTAATTCTTCTTGAGTAGCTTTATCTTGAAAAGTTAATGCCATTGTCAAGGTACTTTCATAAAAAGTAGTTCCGTTTTCTCTTGATGAGTTTATTGCAGTTTCTAAAGATGATGCACCTTTTACATCAAATTTAAACCAATCTGGATTATTGGAGTTTGGGAAATCCGTAATCTCTCCTGCTACTATTGTAGGTGTTCCTAAAGTTCCGAAATCTGTAAAGTAGATAGTTTTTATACCACCTACCGCTGATTTACAAGGTACTTTACGCCCAGTTGTTAATGCACAAGCCATATTTTATATTGTTTTAAATAAAAAAGGGATAGGCAAGAACCTACCCCCTCTTTAATGATTATTAATTAATTACTATGAATAAAGAACGATATCAGAACCGAATACGTGTTGTACTCCAGCAGTAAATCTCATTATTACTCTTACATTTTGGTCTCCTAAAGTTTCACTTGTATCAATTACTCTCACTTCGTTTTGGTCATTTAACAAACCAGTTCCGAAATATAAGTTTGATTTAGTAGCAGCAATCATAGTGTTGTCTGCTAATCCTTTTGCTACAAAGATGTTGATACCATCAAAAGATAATTCTCCACCGTTATACCATTGAGTTCCTTTGTTATCAGAACCATTTGCACCAATACCACTTGCGAATCCTCCTAATGCCCTAATGTAAGAACGTGCTACATTTGAAGAAACATAAAGAGTTAAATCTTCTTGTCCATATACTGCAGATGGAATAGCATCTACAACTTTACCTAATTCAACAACAACGTTTGCAGCAGTTACAGTTGCAGCAGCTACATCAATTACAGTTGCATCAGCAGTTAGTTTAGCAGTAAAACCATCAAATTCTCCACTGTTTGCAGTTGCTCCACTCCAGATATTGTTTTCTGTTTTGTCAGCTACTTTAGCAGATACGTGAGCAATTACAAATTCAGCAAATGAAGGTGCTAAAGAATCGTGAGCCGAGAAACCCATTTGTTCAGCAGTCCACGAATCGTGAAGGTCTTTTTTACACAATTGTAAATTTACTTGAAACTCATCTGGTTGCAATACTGCTTCCGTTAAAGTTAAAGTTCCTTGATTAGTTACAAAGTCACAAGATGCATCTTTTACGATGTCATCAGTTGCACCCTTTTGTATAACAGATTTAAATTTTACGTTTGGTAAAATTGAAATTGCACCACTATCTAAAGTTGAAGCAGAAAGTAAAGCTGCTGCTAAATATTTTCCACTGAATTCCCCAGAATATGTTGGATTTGTTACGACTACACTCATTTTTTTTTATTTATTTATTATTAAAGTTTATTTATTTTACTCATTACTCTATCCAATGTAGACATCTTTCTTTTTGATGCTATATTAAATTTTACTTGTGTTTTAGAAACCTCTGCATTTGTGTTAATTGGTTCTGCTGCAGGTTCAGATAATTCTTGTTTTACCTCTTCTGGAATTTCTTGAGAAGATAATTCTTCTTTTAAATCTCCTTTTGGTTCTTCTGATAAATCTTCTTTAGGTTCTAACATTGCTTTGATTTCTTCAACCATTGATTTAACCTCTGCAAGTTCTTCTTTAGTAGCATAAGACATTTCTTCTTTCTCTTCTTCTTCTGCTTCTACAACAACCTCTTCTTCTACTTCTTCATCTTTAGCTTCTTCGCCTTCAGATTTCATCTCTTTGATAATACCCTCTTCCTCGATTACTAAAGTTTGACCATCTTCCAAAACGTATTCTCCGATTGGTAAAGCTACTTTCTCATCTTCTGTTACGATAAAGATTTCGTTACCACCCTCAAATTTATCTGCTTCTAAAACAGTTCCGTTTTCTAATTTCATTTGTTCAAGTTTTACTTCAACTCCTAAAAGAGTTTTTACTTGATTTAACATTTCACTTGGTTTCATATAATTATATAGTATTAAAAAAATTAATTTGCATTTTCG